ACTAGGTACTAAAACATTAGCTACCCAATGTATCACGGCAATCCCTAGGGGAAGTGGAGGAAACGATAACGAGAGAGAACAAGATGATCTCTACTTGTCAGGAATAAGACTTCGTGCCACCTTTAGGAACAACGAAAACATTCCATTGTGGTTCCATGTAGCCCTAATTAACCCTATAGACGCGTTTCCTGTAGACTCAGTGATATCCAATACCCCGTTTTCCACGGAATTCTTTTTTGGAAACGTGGGAGGCAATACACAACAGGGTATCACGCCGGCAACAACCCTAAGAGGAATTGACTTCGGAACCCTACCTATTAACGCAGGGCGTCACAACGTTATCTGGCATATGCGAAAAATGCTAGGTGTAAGATATGCCAGCGCAACGCAAGCCTTCACAACTGGCGCGGGTATCCCTAACTATACCAAACTTAGCCGTTGGATAAAGATCAACAAAAAAATATCATATGTGAATGGAACAGACGTCACATGTCGACAACCAATGTTCCTGGTTTGGTGGTGCTCACAATATGAAGAAGCTGATACAACGTTAGTCCCTAACTGTATGACATATCAAATCCAAGCTATATCCTACTTCAGAGACACTCAAAGATAATGCCTTATCCACTATATCGCGGTCGGCGCTATCAGAGTAAGTATTTGAGAAAACCATCTGTTGGAAAACAATGGTCAAGAGCACGTGGTGGTAGATTGAGCCGTGTGCCCCTCATGGTGAGACGGGCACGTGCTAAAAAGTATCTTGGATATTTATTACATAAAAAAATGATGCATCGTAAAAACATGATCTATTTAGACAGAATTATTAAAGCCGGGCGAGCAGGGGCTGCTTAAATTAAATCCTAATTATATTAAATCTATCTCTACTCATAGAAGACTGATCCGGCTCCTCGTTCGAAAACACAATCACTGTCGGGGTTGTCCTCAATATCTTGAATGAGCTTTCGTATTTCGGACTGAAGATCATCCGATCCTTCATACTCTCCAGTACAGAATACTGTAGATACGTCATCTGCCCACGGGGAATATCAAATAAAAAAATATCTTTGTCAATATCAATGCAATAAGCCAAATCGTCGCGTTTACCAATTCGAAAAATTTGAACTCGTTCAGGGTGCTTTGTTAAAGCCCATTTACAGATCCAACTCTTACCAGAATTTCCTTCAGGATCAACTACGAAATGAACGGTCCTATCGGACGGTTCTCCTTCAATGATTCCTGCGACCCTTGTCTGCCATCCAAAACGTGGCTCGGTGGTGGTGAGAACGGGCGGGGGAGCCAAAGCTTCCGCGTAGTCGACGCATGCCCGTTTATATCGAGCATAGAGAGACGGGAACTTAAGACAGATTTCTGTACGGGACGGAACGCGGCCGATGTCGACGATCCAATCTTTGTAGATGTCCCAGTCGTTTCGACGGCCTTGGCAACCGGGGAAGTCGCCATACTCCTTGTAGTTACCATCCTTCTTGCAATAGTCAGAAGCCTGTTTGCTAGATCCACGTGCTACCTCTAAATGAGCTCTCTCTCCAATGCGAGCCTTAGCAACTCTAAAAGTTGTAGTTCCAGTGAAAATGATAAAACCCTGCAGATGAGGTGTACCAGATTCTCCTTGTTCAATGCCATACACAAGATACCGAACGGAAGTAGCAGCAGCCAAAGCATCTAATGCTGCTTGTTCCTCAGGGAGGTAGTTGTTTAAAGTGAACACAAAACGTCTCGAAGCCATTTTTGTGAGATTATCAAAAACAAAAGTGTGCTGGGTAATACTATACCAGCACACAATTTTATAAACATCATGCCGAGATCGTACTACGACCTCATATATCCAAAACTTGCCGCCTCTTACGGAGAAACGTACAGAGAAGTTTTTGACTGGACTTCGAAAGGCTTCGATAGAAGGGGTTGGAACAAAGATTATACATTCAAGCCCTACCGGTCAAGAATTCGCAGGAACAAAAAGATTTTTGCTTCCGCGAAAAGACAATACAATCTGGCTAACTATTACTACCATAATCGTAAACGCCCTTACTACTATTCATAATGCCTACCAAACGTGGATATAAGCGTAAAGCCCTACGTAAAGTACGGACAACGCAAAAGGGAACCAAATCAAGAAGCGTTCTTGACACGATCCCTACCCTACTAGGTACTAAAACATTAGCTACCCAATGTATCACGGCAATCCCTAGGGGAAGTGGAGGAAACGATAACGAGAGAGAACAAGATGATCTCTACTTGTCAGGAATAAGACTTCGTGCCACC